GGCGGCTCAGGTGCTTCCAGCGTGGCTGATTGTCTAGCAGCAGGGAGGCCGCAAAGCCCAGGCTCTTGGGTAGGTCAGAGTGCAGCACGTGCCATGCAATCATCCCGTCGTAGACCGTGCCATTGATGGTGTACCCCTTGGCGCTCAGGCGGGGGCAATCGAAGGCGGCGTTCCACACAATCTTTGGGTTCGGGGAGGCCAAGACCGCAGCAATGATGGGTTGGGTACGCCGTGTCACGCGCAGGCTCAAGGCTTTCCCAGGCCGCGAGGCAAAGCTGATGCGTGTGATGGGGCCGGTGGCCTTGAGGTCAAGGGCGTCCTCATCTCTGGCCTTGTCTGAGGTTTCAATGTCGAAGGCGAGTGGGGTGGTGGGGTCACGCAGCTCATGCTGGGCCCACCGTGTGGCTGCACTGATGGTCGGGTCGAGGACATAGGTAGTGGTGGCCCGGTGATACCCGGCGGTCGTGATGCGCATGGCCAGCTGGAGGTCATGGATGAGGACCGCTTCGAAGTTAGGGTTGCCTCGCAGGATGTAGCTTGGGTGCACCGAGGGGAGGAGCAGATGGTTACGCCAGTAGGAGACATAGCCTCGGGCATCAATGACAGACCCTTCGGGTTTGAACTGGCGGAGGGCGGTGTTCCCTAGCGGGACAATGACCCGAGGGCGGAGGGCTTGAATGGCTGGGTACAGGTGGGTCTTCCAACACTTGGCTAACGCCTTGGGAATAGCTGGGAGGGTGATGTCATTATGGGGTGGGCGGCACCAGAGCGCGTTGGCGAGGGAGAACTGACTGCGCTCAAACCCGGCACGGGCAATGCAGTCATTCAACACTCGACCGGCTGGCCCCACGAAGGGCCGACCGGCTTGCGCTTCTTCAGCACCAAGGGCCTCACCGACGAGGAGGACACCAGCGGTGCCCTCCCCATCGAGAGACATAAACCCTTGGCCTGCGTTATCGAGGGGACACCCTCGACAGGCATCAGGTTTGGTGTGCACTACGGTCGGACGAAGTAGAAGATGTTCGCCCGTGCCGGGACCTTTTTACCAGAGGTAGGGCTGACCACGTAGGGGAGTTTCTCCCCGGCCTTGTCTGGGTTGTCGGGGAAGTCCTGATAGTTGTTGGCCAGGACCTCGGAGGCATCCTTGTCCCAACAGCGCCACGAGACTTCAGCTTCGAACAGGCAGCCTGCCGTGGAGCGCACCGCATCCATCGCGGCGTCCACATCATTGTCTGCCAAGGGTTCCAGCTGGCAGGCCTTGAGGTAGTCGGTCAAGCGTGAGCCATTGCCGCTGCGCTTGGGCTTGAAGCTGGCCTTCACGTACCGGATGGAGGTGTAGTACCCCTCGGGGGCGTCCTCGATGTCGAGGTCCATCTCCACGCCGAGGTAGCCCTCATCTTCGATGAAGGTAAACTCAGTCGGAGCCTTGAACGTGTAGCGTCCAGCGGGTACGGGGCCTTCAAATTCACGGTCATCCCACTGGGTGGGGTCGGGGCCTTTGAGTCCTTTGGGATCAAATGTCATTGAGCTGTGCTCCTCTGTTTCAATCGAGCAGAAAGTTCTTTGGCAGCTGCCGCTTCACGGGCAGCTAGGATACGAAGTGCTTTCACGAGCGACGCCGGTTCAATTGATGGTGGAACCTCTACCTCCTTTCCCGCCCTCGGCAGGCGGGGGTTCGACAGGACCACGGTGCGTGGCCCCAAGTGTTGGTCGGTATGGGGGGACAGGTGCAGGTAATACTTCCCGCTGGTCATGGCACACCGGAAGGTGTAGTCCATCCAGCGTGGCAGCTGTCCGGTCAAGGCTTCCCCAACCACCAACGGCCCTAAGACTGGGGTGTTGGCTGCACTCTCTCCCCGCCTGACCCCAGCGGTATAGATGTGGGGGACGGGAGGCTTGGGGGCCAGCACCCCTTCACGAATCTGGAGCTGGGCCATGCCGTAGTGTGCCATGTTACTGGTGCCCACCTTGAGCATGTCCTTCCCCTCTCGGAGGACCACGTTCCAGGCCCCTTCCCCTCCGATGTTGGTACCGTTGGAGGACATGGTCGCCATCGCTGACATCAGGAGTTCAGCGTAGGCCGTGAGTCCTTCGTGCACGATGAGCCCGACACCTTCCTTGGCGACGGGTTCATACTTCCCTTCCTCGGTGCGCACCTCCCCACGCAGCGCATGGTGCATCCACATCCACGAGTTCCCTTGTGGGGTGTAGGCTGTGACGGCCCCATGCTCCTGTAAAATTTTGTAGGGTTTGATGGAGCCACGGTCAGCCAGGAAGACAGCCGCCGTGGTACCCTGGGTCACGTACAGTTCTTCAATCAGCTCGGCAATCAGGGTTGACTTGCCGTGTCCAGTGTCTCCAAACAGCAGGACGGATAGGTCCTGGGGTAGGGAGAGCGGTTGCTCAGCCACTCAGTCCTCCTTACTATGAAAGTTCAGTCCAACTAGGACCGCCAACACTAGCATGCACACCAGCCACAACACAAATAGATTAGGCATGGCTCATCCCGGCTCGGCCCCACTCAGGAGTTCATGGATATCCTGCTCAGCCTTGTGGTGTGGGTACCGTGGTTTGTAGCCTCCTCCTTTCAGGGGGTGTCGATGCACGGCAGGGACATGGCAGGCTTCGAAGTAGGTGCACCGGCCATACCCGGTCTCGCACTGGTTGATGTTCATCGGGAAGCGCTTCCGATGTTCATCAGGAGTGCCCCGGTGGATGAGACGCAGCGCCTCAATCTGTTTCTCTCGGGCTACCACCTGCGGGATGATCTCCTCCTCCATCAGCTCCTTCTTGAGGAAGAGGGGGGCCGTTTGGGGGTAGCACTTGGACAGTAGCTCTGGGTCCTTGGCGGCCAAGCGATCAATCCATCCTTCGATACCCCCGTGGGGATAGTCCCAGGTGTGGAACCGCTCAAACCCTGAGCGTCGCTTGCTCCCGAAGGTGGGGTCAGTGACACCGGGGGTACCAGGGTGTCGGTAGCCGTAGACCAAGGGGTGATAGAGGACTCCCTTACGCCCGCTGCCCTTGGACAGTCCCTGAATCCATGCCCCGGTCACGGTCACCCCCAAGGCTTTCTTGCAGGCCAGCATGGTGAGCTGTTGTTGCAGCCCCCAGTCCCACTTGCGATTGTTCCACGAGGTGAAGGTCTTGAAGTCTGGGTACCAGATGTCCCCGGTCTGCTTGTCCTTGAGCAGCAGGTCCGGGCGCATCATGAAGATGACCCCGTCCACCTCCATCTCCAGCTCCTGCTCGACGGCCATTGGTTCATATTGCTCCATCCAGCGAGGCCAGATGGTCTTGAAGAACCCAATGATGAGGGCCTGTGCGGTGTCCTGCTGGTCTGGGGTCAGGGTATCCCACGTCTTGGCCTGTTCACTGAGGGGATTGCCGTGCCCCTTCATCATGTAGAGGCCCGTCTCCTCAGCAGGGCACATGTCTGAGTTGTCCCGTGTCGGCACCCAGCGTGAGTGGGAGCCACGGGTATACTCCAGAATCTGATACTCTAGCCCTTCGTGCACGGCCAGCCCAAAGGCCAGGGCTGGGGAGGGGGTACTCGGTACCATCCCAATAGGCAGCTGCGAAGGACCCTCCAGATCGTCTGTGTATTCGGTGAGCCAGTAGCGTTTGCGCGCACAGGCCCAGTCTGTCTCAATGCGAGACCTATCTACTAAAATACTCAATCTCAGCCTCCTTCATCTGTGATACTATCACACCTATGCAACTTGAGTCGTTACTTCCGCCCCGTGAAGTGAGCGTCCTGGCTGGTGCCAGTGGTGCTGGCAAGTCGACCCTCTTGCTCCAGTTTCTCAAGGCGTGGCTGGCTGGCGAGCCCTTCTTAGAGGTCCCACCCCCCACGGATCGGGTCACCTATCTGGCGGGTGACCGGTCCATCCAGTCCCTGCGGCACCGGGCTGATGATGTGGGGATTGACTTGGATGCCATCCCCCATGCGTCACTGGTTGACGATGCCCACATCGACATCGAACGGTTCAAGCTGGACCCGCTGGCCCTGCTCTGTGGTTTACTGGACCAATTGAAAGGTCCGTTGTTTATTGTGGACCCCTTGATTGTGTTCCTGGGAGTGGACCTCAACCGCTATAACCTCGTCGCTCCGCAGTTGATTCGGTTGAATCGGTTCTGCCAGCTGCGAGGGTATACGGTGCTGGGCACCCACCACACCACCAAGGCGCGCTCAGACTTCTCCTTCCTGCGGCCACAAGACCGCATCTCTGGGAGTTCAGCCCTCAGTGCGTTCACCTCAACCCAACTGGCGCTCACCTCACCCGATGAGGTGCAGCACAACCTCCCGATGTTGGAGGCAGCAGCCCGGTTGGATGTGATCAGCCACTTGGCTGCCCCGGAAACCCACTGGTTGAGTCGAGATGAACAGGGCTTGTTCAATCCGATGGGACCAGAAGCCGAGAAGATTCTCCAGGTGTGTGGCCCGGCTGGACTGGCGGTGTATCAGGCCATCCCCTCCGGGGCACAGCTGGAGACTGCCGAGATTCTGACAGCCCTCGACGGGGTAGCCTCACGGGCCACCATCTTCCGGCAACTGGAGAAGCTCGTGGCTGCTGGTATCCTCCAGCGTCAAGAGCGAGGGTGCTACTGTCGAGCGTCGATTCACTAGTGCACGGACTCATCCGAGACAGGTAGTAGTGGGAACGTGGGTGCCTGTGTCTGCTGCATAAAGCTCCGGTCCTCGGGTAAATCACATGAGGCCCACAGTCCATCCAACAAGCGGAAGCACATCTGCCCCTGTTCAAGGGGAGTGCCACACTCTCTGACCATGAGGGTCAGCACACTCATGAGGGCGGTGATGAGCTGGCCTCGGGTCATGTCATTATCGTCAGCCTTCTCGACAATAATCTGCGCAAAGCCTACTGTGGTACGCACAACCTCGGGCGTGGTGCCCAAGGCTGACGCTGCACGGAACACGGACTCCTCATCCTCTAGGTTCAGGTCGATCGTCAGGGGAATATCAGTTACCGCTTTCATGCTAAGCCCTTCTCGGGGTGGGCGTGTCGCGTTGGCGAATGTCCCACTCCGCATGGATATGGTTATAGTGCCCGGGGCTGTCGAAGATGACATCCCACCCCAGTTCAAGGTTTGATTTCAGGTAATCGGCCAGGCTTTTCATGGCCTTCTTGCTGTCGCGTGCTTGCACCTGAAAGTCCACGGCTCGGTTCTCATAGTGGAGGCTCCGCTCCGAGTGGGCGTGGTCATTCATGCTGGTGATGTGGACATCCTGCCCATGCCGGGCACCCCAGACCACGACCAGATTCAGCAGCCGCACGATGGGGTCCTCCAAGAACCCGACACGCACGGGGTGGTCGTTCAATCCGCTGAAGACAATCATCGAGGGTCCCCTCCTCCGGTGGCTGTGTAGTCTGGCCCGGCGTCTGGTGTGTGCCGGTCACGCATGGGAAACACAGCCGTGTCTAGCTTATCAACTCTGGCTTCAAGGCGGCACACGATCTGGTCGAGGGTGTGCAGCTCATCGGTGAGCTGGGCTAGTCCAGCCTTGATGTCCTCATACATGGTGCGTTCGCTGGGCTTGGCGATGAGTCGTGTCATTGGATTCCCCTGTTGTATGCGTGCATGGCCGATGGTTCTTAGTAACCTGCCGACATTCTTCCGTTGCTTATTTGTGCTGCGGCTCACATCAAGACCTCATCTCAATTTTTGATCAGGCCTCAGCCTCTCTACCCCTTGACTGCCTTAATACATGGGGTTGTGAGACTAAGGCCCTAGATTAGTAATAAGTGATACAGGTACAGGGAGTTAGGAAAGTCTCACCCTCCCTGAAATCACCCCCTTTCAGGTGGGACGATGAGACTAGGTAGTCTCAAGTCTCAGCCAGTCTCATGGCCCTGAGACCATACTAACTCCTGTCTGCTGTAGGCGTTAGGTGTCGAAGTCTCACAAATCACACCATATTTACCGGGCTGGTGTTTGCCGAGGCCAGCTGGAAGACACGGCCCACGTTGAGGGTATGGTTGTACTGGGCTGCGGGCTTCAGCACTTTCAGCATGCGGGTGCAGGCGTTGTGTAATCCCCACGCCGTCCGAGGTTGGCAATCAGGCTCGTCATCTGTGGGGTGGAAGTAGCAGCGGGACACATCGTCGAACAGGTGGAGGGGCATGGCCCCGGCGTTGAACAGGTCGAAGATGCGGGTCTTGGCTGCGGTTTCGGTGAGGATGGTGTGCCGGAGCCGGTCCATGTCGGCCAGCAGGGCACGGCTCTGATGCACGAACTTGTTCAGGGCCTCCGAGATGAGGAGTTGCAGGTTCAGGTAGAGGGTCAGCTTGTGCCGCATCACGAACTCGCTGCCCGACAGGGACAGGTTGTCGCAGACAAAGACCCTCGCTCCAGCTACGCCACGCAGGGCGAAGGACTGGTTGGTGGAGGAGCGGAACCCGAAGCAGGTGCCGAGGCCGTCACGCTGGAGGGCTGAGCTGTCCACGCCCTGCACACGGTAGTCCCGGAGGTCCATCACCCCGAAGAGCATGTGCCCCTTCTGGGCGACACCAAGCTGGGTCTTGGCGACCGTCCAGCCTCGGTCATGGACCTGCTTGGTGATGGCTTCCACTACTTCATAGTGGGGGATGGGTCGATGCCGTGGCCCCATCGGTTCAGGGGTGCCCAAGGCATAGAGGTCAGACAGCTGCACGTGGTGTGAACCGGGGCGGTGCATCATGAGGGTGCCGTTAGTTGTGGTCATCTTATTTCCCTTCCCACATGGCGAGGAGTTTCGCCAATGTGACTTCGATATTCTCAAGGCTCTTGAGGATGTGGTTCTGCACTGCTGCCCCATACACTGACTGGTTGATTGTCAGTGGAGGTAGCTTCGGGGGTGGGGCAACCTTGGGCTGTGCGCTTCTGGGACCCGGCACCTCCCGGATGTCAAGACCCGTAGGCTCTGAGGCTCGACGGGTGCTTGCTTCCAGCGCAGCCTCGCGTCGCTTGGCCGCTTCAGCCTGCTTCCGTAGCCGGGCTGCCGAGACCTCTTGCCGTGCTGCAGCCAAGGCCTGCACCTCACTGAGGAGGACATACATATGTGCCCGCTTCTGGGCTTGGTGCACGGACTTGAGACGGCCATCGTTGACCATCCCACGGGCTGCCGAGATGGTGATACCGAGGATGTGTGCGGCGTCTCCCATTTTGATGTAAGGCATGTGGTTCCTTTCCTCTCTGGATTAGACAACAATCAGGGTGTCCGTTGCGTCGACAGCCTTGGGGTCCTCCCCGCCCAAGGTCAAGTCATCGGTGGCCGTGATGGTGCCACGGCGTGTGGTCCAGTAGCTCGGGGTGGTCCAGTAATCTGAGGTGGCACGCAGCACCCCTTTGATGAGGGCCAGGGCTTGGGTGCGGGCATCAAGGTGGGTGCCGTCCTTGCTGCGTCCCTCCTCCGCCATCGGACAGACCCGCACTTCCAAGGTGCCATGCTGCTCGAAGGCACTGTAGTTCACCGCCAGGTACCGACTCCAGCGGTCATTGGTGCGGTTGGGTCGACAGTAGGCATCGACCTTGTCGCTCGACCGGCCCTCCCGGAGGCGGTACTCCAGCCAGTACTGGGTCATTGAGGTGCAGCCCTCGCCGACCGCACGCAGGGTGTAACGCAGGTGACGCCAGTAGTTCGGGTCGAAGCTGAAGTTATGCAGCCCTTGGGAGCAGCCGAGGTGGACGTGCATTCCCGTGTGGTCATCGACCCCGTCAGGGTAGGAGCGGTGCACCCACCCCTTCAAGGCTGACCATGACTGGAGGATGGGTGACGCCGCTTCGCCAGCGATGTAGTCATCCTCACTGAAGGTCGACCCATCACACTCGACGGAGCCATCGTACTTGAGGTCACGATTGTTCCGCTCTGCATTGTCATCCGCGAAGGGGTTGCCCATGTGGCTGTCATAGCAGTCGTCGCAGTACACCCAGTCGCCATCCTCATTCTGCTCACAGAATGCACAGTCCTCCGGGTCTGGTGGGTCGGGCAGGGGCACACCCTCCCGTTCCCAATACCCTTCAAGCTCGACGCCTACGGTGGTGATACCAGCCGGGAATGCTTCGATTGGTTGCGGCATCAGTTACTCCTTGGATGGGATGAGTTCAAGGTCCATGGGATGCGTGAAGATATCGAAACACTCTTCGCATACCACCTGTCCGTCGACGGTGTAGTCGTAGCCATCACCCGTGGCGATGACCTCTTCCGAGCAGCCAGCACAACGCATGACCACGGGGTCACTGGTGTAGAAGTCCTCGTCTGGGTCTCCGGCTGACCCAGTGGGGTAGTGGTAGCCTACGAAGTGATCCTCGTAGGGGTCAGCTCGCAGGGGCAGCGGTGGTTGACGCTTGACCCCGGTCGGGGACCAGAGGTGACCGCCACAGTAGTAGTCAGCGTAGGTCCAACAGTGGTGCAGGTTGCTGTAGTAGCAGCCCGTGGTGGTGTCATCTTCCCCGTCACCCTCACTCCATGTGCCGTAGCGGGTGATACCTTCCGGGGTGAAGAGCGCCAGCTTCCCTGCTTGGGTAGCGAGTTGGGCAGCCACACCCTCACGCTCGGTCTGTCCTTCACGCCACAGCACATAGGCCATGATGCGGGTGTCGGACACAGGGCCTCGGAGTCTGGCTCGCCGTTCGAACTGGGCGTGCTGGTTCCAGACCCCGTTGTGGAACAGGAGTTCTCGGGCCTGTCCTTGCAGGGTGATGCCTACCTGACGGCTGACCGGGAAGGGGTGGCACAGCTGTCGGGAAATCCCTCCGTGGGTGGCGAAGCGGAAGTGCACCACGAAGGGGAGCGGGAGGGTCGGGATGAGGGCTTGGGCTTCTTCCACGGTGAGGCCCTTCTCCCAGGTGACCAGCCGATCGTCAGGCTGTTGGTACGCCACCCCGATGCCATCACTGTTGCTCAAGTGGGCGGCATCAACCTCGGCGGCAGACGGACGGGCAGAATCTGCGACAATGATTAAGCACATAGTCACCTCCTCAGGTGGCGAGTTGAATGGTGGTGCGGCTAGTCTTGGGCCACGGGATATGCTGATGCCGCAAGCTGCCAAAGGCTGCGGCGAGGTTGGCTTCGACGAGAGGTTTCTCTATCTCACCATTGTGTCCGTCGTCGAGGGACCGTGGAGTGAAGAGACTCTCGGACAGTCGGGTGCGGAGCTGGATACGGAGTGTGCGCTCCAGGGAGTTGACTGCCATGCGGATGAAGGCTAGGTGATGCGTCCACTCCTGGTCGAAGCGGAGTGAGGGTGTGGCCTCACGGCTCACGACATCGGAGAGGTGCAGGTTCCACGCCTTGTGGCCCTCGGTGTCACCCTCGGTGTTAAGGTCGAGCGGGGTGATGGTCTGGATATCCTGGCTGGCGGTGCGGATATCCATGTAGGTGGTCGGTGTATTCCCTGCCTCAACCCCATACTCAGCTTGGTGGAACAGCCACTCTCGCACTGAGGCATGCACCTTGAAGGTCAGGTCGACAGCTTCGTAGTGTGACACGTCTTCAGCGAGGTCATAGGGAGAGATGCGGGTGATGGTGTAGCTGCACAGGGGTTCACCCTTGGGAATGTGAATGACTCGTCTGTCTGGCATGTGTGCCCTCCTCGGGCTAACGGGTTGCCGGGTTACTGCTCGTCACGGGCGAGACGTTCAAGCTCCTCCTTTCGGTCCTCTTCCAGGTCGTCGTAGCCCATGTCCTCTAGGACAGAGGCCGCTCTGTTGTACTCATCCGGTGGGTCGGTGTCGCTGTCCTCTGGTGGGAGGGCAGCTGCTGTGATGGTGACGGCGAGGGTGAACAGGTCTTGTCCGAGCTTGGTCATTGGTTCTCCTTGGGGATGACGGATCGCAGCGCCTGTTCGACCACCCTTAGCCGTGTGATCTCGGCTCTGCATAGCGTAATCTCGTGGTCGCGCTGTTTGACCTGCGTAGTAAGCGTATCGATCCGAATGAGCGACTCGTCCAGTGAGTGCGTCACAGGATCCAACTCTGTCAGCTCCTCCTGCTCAGGCCAGTAGCAGTCCACAAGGCAGTAACAGAGTAGGCCAAACTCCATCACGGCCACGGCAGCAGTCAAGGCCAGGGTTAGTTCAATGCTCATCGGCTCTCCCCTTGGGCTACGGTCTTGACCAGCCGCACGGCCTGTCCGTTGGGCTGTAGCAGCTCACTCACGAGCACTCTGAGGGTATCAGTGTCAGGCCTACCGCTAGGCTCCTGTACTGCCTGGGCTGCGCTCACCTCGCGTGTCTCGTTCAGGTGCTGGCGGAC